TGCTGTCCTCCGGCTTGCTGTCCTCCGGCTTGCTGTCCTCCGGCTTGCTGTCCTCCGGCTTGCTGTCCTCCGGCTTGCTGTCCTCCGGCTTGCTGTCCTCCAGCTTGCTGTCCCCGCCCCTCTCTTTTGGTTTTTCCTCAGTAAGCGCTTTGCGGATTATTGACTCTGCTTTTTTCCAGTCGTCATCTGTCCGAAGCGCTTCTATGGCAGCATCCACAGCGACAATGAAGCCGTCTTTAACTTGGTTAGCCATACGGACTAACTTGTCCCTGTGATGAGCGTAGTGCTCTGGGTACTTGATTAGCATACCGCTGGCACGAAGAACAATAACTACAGCAAGGCCTTTGGGAATAATGGCCCCCGCCGGTATATTAAGATCCGCCAAAGCAGTAATCCTCTCGTCTTCTGCCGCACTGCCCTGAGGCTTCAGGAGCAAGTGTATTCTTGCATCTTCGACTCCCTGACCTATCAGATCATCAGAGAGAATCTTTCGTTTAGTAAAGAGAGAATGCGCGGCCTCATGCATCCGCACAGTTCTCTCGTAAGGCGTATTGCCTGTAGGTACTCTGACCTGCCTAGCGGATTCGTTGAAGAATCCGCCCTTGTTATTACTTGCTGACACCTTAAGCTTGCGCTTGCTCCTTACAGGCCACAATTCCAGAGGATCACATGTAGTCATGGTCATGTTATTTCACCCCAGATGTAGTAAGAGCCGACTCGATTTCGCTGGAAGCTTCTCCGAACACAGCAGTTAGGGCATGATGTCGACCGAGGATAGGCTCTAGCATGTTAAATGCACGCATCTTACGGACGGTAGGCTTCGCAGAGAATGCCCATGTAGTGCGGTTAACCGACCGAAAGTAGTTACAGACTGCCCCTTGCATAGCTCCGGCAGATTCACCAGCGTATGTGTTCGCTGCTGGGTGCGGGTCTATTGCCTGCAGTACACAATCGAAACGGTCCAAGATTGCCTCATCCAAGGCCGTTACTGAAGGATTCATGGTTGCGATTACGCCATAGCCTTTTTCGGCTTTGACAATCTTCCCCTCGCCTGTCTTCGTATACGGACGATCATCTAAGATGCCGTACAGAATGCTCTTGACCTCGTCCGAGTTACGGTCTATCTCATCCATTACGACACAACGTCCGGCTCTCATGGCCAATGTCACAGCGTCATCTTTCCATACTGTTGAGCCGGATTCAAGATGATATTGGCCGATTAATTCTTCGGCACCCTGTCCTTGGTGCATTGGAATGCGGAACATGGCATTCGAGAGTATCTCGCTGGTGGTACTCTTGCCTGTACCCGGAGGACCTATGAGGAGTACTCGCAGTTTGCTCAGTCTACCGTCCGCCAGCGCATTGCATAGTTCCCCCAGTACATCGTACCAACGGGAATCGTTATTCAGCTTGTGGCGCGTTTCCCTTGCTGGAGTATCAACAAGCGCGCCTCTCTCTTCATCGGCTGTCGGAATATAATCCTGATCGTCCAATGCTGCTGGCACTATTGGTGCTGTCGGCATTAGCTTGGCCATCATGTCCAATAGTCTGGCCATGTCTGGAGTAGTAGCTGCCGGTTTAGCTTCAGCCGGTGCATCCGGCTTCGCACAATCCGCGTGATAAGCCTTGCCTTTCTCTCGCCGTGACCATGTGATCTGTTGACCTACGTTTATTGGTTTGTTGCAGGTACTACACGTTCCCTTGTATCTCGCTGGAAATGCCATTGTCTTATTCTCCTGTGTATGTTTTGTTTTAGCGCCGTTGAAACGGTAGTTTGCCTTTGGATGCCAGTTCGATCAAAACTTCCGTTTTGATTCTCTCCACATCCGCTTTCAATTCGGCATTGGTTGGAATTCGGCCTAACTTTAGTGCCAAGGCCTCATAGATAGTAGGTTTGTTCATGTACCCATCCTAGCAGACTCTGAATTGTTGACAAGAGCACGAGAGTGCTATGCACCTACACATTAGTGCTATCTATATCTACACAAGCTAGGTGTTTACTACTTAGTCACTAGGCTATATACTACCTATTGTAGGTGCCGCGCCTCGCACTACTACATAGTGTAGGTGTTTACTACTTAGTAACTAGGCCCTAGATTAGCTGGCACAGTTCTGCAATGTGTGCCATTAGCTTAGACCGATCCTCGCCGACACTCGCGCCTTTGGTTTCAACACCTTACGTTCGACAGGCTACTGTAGAATCTAGAGCACGGGGTCTCGATGTCGGGGGGCCATGTCCCGGTAATCGGCGAGTAGGGGGCCCCGCGCGCCGGGGGTGGGTGGTAAAATTCTGGCAGAAAAACCCCCTAGGCCTTTCTAGGTGAAGGGGTTCCCAGAAAAAAAATCCTTGCAAAAAGCGTTCCCGGGTGATACGTTACTGGTATGGCCGACACACTAATGACTCCCCCGACACCCGCAACCCCAGCCCCGGCAGCCGCACCAGCCCCCGGCGGCGCGAACATCGCTCCCCCGGTCAATGACAAGACCCCTAAGTCCTTTAAGATCTCGTACGATGAGGGCGAAACCCCGACCGAATTCTCGGTGGAAGGCGACCAAGCCGCCTCGGAGCCGTCTGCGTTCAAATTCGAGCAACTTGATGCCCTGAAAGACAGTCATTCCGACCTTTACAAGTCCCTGAAGGCCGAACTCTCGGCAAAAAGCCGGTATTCCAAGGCGTTTAAGACCCCAGAAGAGGCAACCGCCCTGACCCAGAGGCTAGAGCGCCTGACGGAGAGAGTCGGCGGGAAGGGCCTCGATCTAGACGCGGTAGAAGCCGCCATCAACCGCTCCCACCAGCAGCTCGAAGCGGCCCGCGCGGGGGATAAGGCCGTTATTGAGAACTGGTTTAAAGAGTCCCCCGAGGGGATGGGGGATTTTGTCCTCAACGCCCTCGAACAGCTCCCGAAAGTGGATGCTAAGCTGTCCGGGTCCATTTCGGGGAAGGCGTTTATCTCGGCCTTGCAACAGAAAGACATCTACGGTCAGTCGGCCCTCGACGCCCTGAACGCGCTGTACCAGCACGTATCCGATAAGCCGGAGGCAGCGAAGCTATTGGAGCGTGTAGCGGCCACCGTCAATCAGCAGAATACGGGCTCTCAGTACAAAACCGACAACACGGCCCGCGTAACGGCGCAGCTCGAAAAGCGGGAGGCGGCGGTCTTTGCCAAGCAGGTTGATCTGGCCGCCGACGAGGTAGTCCGGCCCGCAGCGGGTAAGGCCCTGGCGGCCCTCACCGCCGAGATGAAGGGCATTACAGCGGACGAGCGGCGCGAGTACCGGGAATTTCTTACGCAAGAGTTCTATCGCCAGCTTGCGAAGGACAATAGCCTGAAACAGAAGTATCACGATCTCGTCAAGGCGAAAGATCAGGACGGCATCGTCCAGTTGCTGAAGGGCGCGCGCGGCAAGGTGATGAACGAGGCGGCCAAGGCGCTCTACCGGAGCAAGCTGATCAACCGGCAGAAGATCCAGGAAGAGGCTTCGGCAAAGGGCGAGCCCGGCGCGGGCGGAATCCCTGCGGCACAAGGGAAGATGACCAGCCACTGGCAGGGTAAGATCCACCCCGAGAAAGGCCCCCAGGCGAACTTCGACTATGATCGGATGAACCGGGAAGGTATTCAGGCGATGGACCGATTGTTCTACGTGAAGGGCGATAAGCGGCTGTTTTCGTGGTAAGTGGTAATATAAGGGCGATAAGCGGCTGTTTTCGTGGTAAGTGGTAATATAAGGGCGATAAGGTGTTACACAAAACCCCCTCTTTCTGTGGGTTTTGTGACAAGGACTGCTCATGAATGAACCCCTTGAACCGATCGTAGAGACTAAGCCGGAGTACGGGTATTTGCCAATTGCTCTCAAGAGCACCGTATTCATCAAACCAGTCCCTAAAGAGCATCCCGGGCGTTTGATCGTGCCCCCGGCATACGAACCCGCCACGGACATGGGGTTCGTGGTCTGTACCGGCCCGGAAGTGGACAACTCGCAGATGGCCCCCGGCGCGTTGGTGATGTATGATAAGTTTGCCGTAGCGGGTAATGAGTTCGAGCTGTTGGACGCCGACGGAGAACTGGTGCCAATGGTGCGGCTGGACGCGGCATTCGTGTTCGCAGTCCTTAAGCGGGTGAAGCTGTGAAGAAAATCTTTACTGGAGACGAAGCCCGGGGCATACTGCTTCGGGGAGCGAAGAACCTGGCCGAAGTCGTAGGATCGAGCATGGGGCCACAGGGCAGGAACTGTGTCTTCGATCCCGCCAGAGATTTTCCAGCTTACCCCAGCTCATCGCGCGACGGTGTGACTATCGCGCGGCAGTATATGGTCGAAGGCCCGGATGCATCGGGCGTCAAGATGGTCAAAGAAGCCTCCGAGCGCACCCTGCACGAAGCGGGAGATGGGACATCGGCTACGGTAGTCCTGGCGCACGCTCTGCTGCACAATGGTCTAAAGGCCCTACAGCACGAAACGATAGTTTCAGTGCGGCGGCAGATTTCAGAAGATGTTGAAAAAGTGTGTAAGTACATCGACAGTATCAAGATCCCCTGCACCGACGAGATAGTAGAGCAGGTAGCGATTATTTCGGCCAATAACGATCAGCACTTGGGGAAGCTAGTATCCCAAGCCACACTACAGGCCGGAAAACACGGTGTCGTCACCGTGGAGGAAGCACTGGGTGGCGAGTCCACGATTGAACGTATAGAAGGCATGAGCCTTGGCTCTGGATTCATATCCGGGGTGTTTATCAACAACGAACGCCGTCAGACCGTGGAACTCGACAACCCAGTGCTTATGCTTTTGGACCGGCCTCTGACTTCTCTTCAGGGAGCACAGGCCTTGATGAACGCCATTGCCTCGCAGTCAAGGCCGCTGGTGATATTAGCGGAAGACGTGCGCGGCGAGGCTCTGGCAACGCTCGCAACGAATAAAATGCAAGGGAGACTAGCATGTGTAGCGATAAAACTACCAACCAACCTGGGCCACCGCAAGGATTTACTGCTGGACCTGGCGGCATTAACTGGCGGGACCGCGTGCCTACAGGAACTGGGGATGGAGCTATCGAAGCTCAATACGGGGCATCTGGGGCGGGCTGCCAAGGTGACTTGCACTGGCAATACGACGCGAATTATGGGTGGTGCTGGGTCCGGGGAGGCGATACAAAAGAGAGTGGAGACTATACAGGGGCTGTTAGAACAGACCCCTACACCCCTAGAGAGGGAGAAACTCAACGAGCGGTTAGCCAAGCTGACGGGTGGACTGACAGTACTGAGACTCGCCGCCCGCTCGGGACTGGAGATGGGGGATCTGAAGGCGAGATGCGAGGATTCGTGCCTAGCGACAAGATCCGCATTGGAAGACGGAGTAGTGATCGGAGCTGGGATGGCCTTGCGCAATTCGCGGCGGGCAATCCGGGTCGCCGGAGTAGTACAGGAGAGCATATCGGCCCCATCGGACCGAATAGCTTTAAACTCTGGCTGCGCCGTCGGATCGGACGCGCTTTCGGGGGCTACAGTAGATCTACTGACTTCGGGTATTTTGGACCCTGCTCTTGTGGTAAAGGCTTCGCTACGGAACGCCGCGTCTGTCGCTAGCGTCATGCTCGCAACTGATACTCTGATCCAGGTGTCCGAGTGAGAAAAGAAATCAGAGAACGCTTGAAACTCCGAGAACTTCAGTGTAAGCTGAAAGAGCTGGAGGGACCGCAGATCAAAGAGGACTTGTCGGTCCTGATCCGAGCGGCCTTCTACGAGAAAGTCCCCGCTGGTCGCTACGAGGGGCAGTTGGGGATAGAGGCTCTGGCGGGGATGTACCGGGATATTGCCTTTGGAGTTACTGGGGCCAGCAAGCAGCAGCAAGCGCTGATTCTAAGAGTGCTGGACCAATTCATCGGTAGAGGCGAGATTGCCAAGGAAGCTAAAGAGATTGCTGCGGAGTCTGGTCCGTCTGTTGTGTATGTCGGCGGAAGAAATAAGCAAGTCCCCACGATTGACGGTGAGGTAGTACGACCGCTGAAGCTGGCGGATTTCGCAAACCCAGGAGAGGTTGACAATGAGCGTTGAAACCCAGAAAGAAAACGCATTCGGCGCGAAGAAAGTCACTCAAGCTGAAGTGGCGATGTTCGTCCAACAGGCATTGCGCCCGATGTACCAGCGGCAGGCTGTAGTTCAGAACGCCGTCGAAACTCTGTTGATGTTCTTGGCTGAAGTCGGCATCGACGGGCGTAAGGTCACCTCAGAGGAGCTTGTGGCTTTCGTAAAGAGTAAAAATAACCAAACCGCACAGGTGCCGCCATCCAATGGCACTGAAGCGTAATCAGTACGTATTCGATGAAGTTGGCGAACACGGCCCTCCCTACCGGATCTACCGGAGAGAGGGCAGCCGCTTGGTGCTGGTCACCCCGGAAGGTTTCCCCCACAAGAGTCAAATAGCTTACTTCGAGTCCAAAGTCCCGTTCACCTTATGGGGCGGACAGCGCGGCTCGGGCAAGACGTTCGGAGCTGTCTTCGATAACCTGTTCACGGCCTACGCCGTCCCGGGCTGTGAACAGATCATATTCCGAAAGACTATGGGCGAACTACGCCGCACGATGGTGGCCGAGTTTCAACGGTTGCCGGAAGACCTACGGGGCCGGTTCACGGACTCACAGACATCGCCTAGACTGGAGTTGGAGAATGGATCAAAGATTCACTTTGCCTCGGTCAACGACGAAGCCGCCGCGCGTAAGTACTTGTCTGGCCAGTTCCAGAAAGTCACTTTTGATGAGTGGGCTGAGTTACCTTTCTCTTGGTGGTCTTTCATTGCTGGCTCTGCTCGTTCCACAGTTACTAAGGATTCGTTTGGTCGTCCTATTATCGCCCAGATTAAAGGGCTCACCAACCCCGGCGGTATTGGTGCGGACACATTAAGACATCTGTTCGGTGCGGACTGTGAGAAGGCCCGCCCGAAGAACTTGGACATCGAATATGACCCAGAAGATTATCTGTTTATCCCTTCCATCATGGATGACAACCCGGCTTACAAAGCCGACACTTTGGCTGGAAAAGCTTATCGAAAGATGCTGGCCAACCAACCGAAGGCTATCCGTGAGGCATGGCTACATGGGCGTTGGACTGGGTTCGAGGGGATGTACTTCGACTGCTACGACCGAGACATCGTGCCTATACCCCATGACATTCTGCTGCGGTACATGCGCCAGCAGTATTGGCAACCCATTTTCCTTGGGATCGACTGGGGCCAGGTCCACTATGCCTCGGTTAATTGGAACACGCTGCTCACGCTGCCTCTGCAATCCGGAGAAACAAAAACCTTCGTTGTAACGTTTGCCGAAGCCCTGTACAAGGGTCTCAGCGAACGAGCGCTGGCGGAAGAAATCGTAGATCGCAGCCGAACGCTGCTGGGAGAGAAACTTGCCAGAGTCAACAGAATTTATCTATCACCGGAAACGTTCGGAAAGAGCATACGCTCTAGAGCCCGGGTCATGGGAGATGTATTTGCATCCCACGGGCTGGTGCGTCCTATCCCAGCTAAGTCCGAAAAGAATAGCCGCGCTAACGGTCTTCGATATATGTACTCCCTGTTGGCAGAGAGAGTCAACATCCTCGACGGGTGGAACCCGGAGGGCGTCGCTGCTGGTTGGATCATATCCGACCAGTGTGGGGATTTACTAGGCGCTCTGCCGTGGGCGGTGTCCGACCCTGACAAAGACGGGGACATCAAGAGCGAGGGGGATATGTTCCAGCTCGATGTGCTGGACGCCCAGAGATATGCGGTATACTCGCACTACAGCGCCTCCGACAAGCCCGCTGAAGATGTCTACGCCGACAAGATGAAGCTGATGACCCAGGGCGGCATCAAACCCAGCGCCAGCCTGTCTCTTTTTGTCGAACACGTCAAACGCATGCGGGAAGCGAAACAGAAGAATGAAGGCAAGTTCAAACAGTGGCAGCGCAACCGGCACCCGCGCAGCCAAGGAAAGACGGGGAGAGATGATCTACACATTCTTACGCCGCCAGCTTGGAATAAATGATCTGGAGATAAAAATCACTAACCTCCACGACCAGAGGTTCCAGCTACAGAAGCTTCTCGAAGAGCTGGTGGAGCAGGTAGCTGCTGCGCAGCGGGATTCGGCTGCCCGGGCCAAGACTATGAGGGACGAACTCATGGAGTCTGAGGCTCGTCTGATGACCCGGGTAGAAGAGCTGGAATCCATTGAGCCGACAGAGAAAGCAGATACTTTAACAGGTGAGAGTCAAACCGGCTATATCTCATGGTCGGAACGTAAAAGAATAGCCGCCCAGAGGGAGCAAAACCCCACGGCGCTGAGGAACAAACTCAATGGCAATCTACCGAGCACCGGAAGACCAGCACAAGATGACTTTCGCCGGGGGCACGATGTCCCAAGCAATGGCGAAGCACCGTCACATGAAGGAAACTGAGGGGAAAGATACCCCCGAGGCGTCCAAGGACAAGACGATGGAAGAGCATCTGGCGCGCGCGAAGGAGCATATCCAGAGCGCCCACGAGATGCATACCAAGGGCACAAAAGGTCCCAGCCAGCAGGCGGATGCCCGGTCAGTAGATGAAGAGCCCGAGGGGGAGTAAGTGCCCGCCGAGAGCAAAGCGCAATTTCGCTGGCTGCACACAGAAGACTCCAAAGAGAAGTTAGGTAAGGCCGGTGTCAGTGAGTGGCTAGGCGCTACGGACAGCCCGAAAGAGCTGCCTGAGCGTAAGAAGAAAAAGTTAACCCATCACATGGGCGAGGAGAAGTAACATGGCTGATACAGTAGCGATGCAACCCGGCGACCGCGCCCTTTTGCTAGGTCTGCAAAATATTCCCGGGTTCTTTGGTAACGTGATCCCCGGGGGCGGCTCGGCGTCTACAGAAGACCCCAACGGAGACTATACCCAGACTTTGACCGCAGGCGCGGCTGGGCGCACCGTGGTAATCGCCGCGATGGGCGGCAAGCACCCCTCGACTCAGCGACAGTTGATCTGGCAGGTTTATCCTGTCGGAACAGCGGGGTTCAATCTTCAGGTTTCGACTACCGCCAAGGCAGCCGATTTCGTGACGATTGACACTTATAGTGGATCTACTAACAGCGGCCCCCGGGTGATCTCTTCGGAGAATAACACTACCGGGCTGGCCTCTCCAGAAGCCCAATCGACCGCCAAGATTCTTTCAGCCGCGCGATTCATCCGGGTCGTAGATACTGGCAGTGGGTCAACCGCAGTAGTCGCAGTCACATCTCTCTAGGAGTAGCATGACGTACTCAGATAAAGGGCTGGCACTAACCAAGTCCTTCGAGGGCTGCCGACTGGCCGCGTACCAAGACAGCACCGGGAAGTGGACTATCGGATATGGCCACACAGCCGAGGTAAAAGAGGGCGATACCTGCACCTACGACCAAGCCAGCGATTGGCTTCAGGCGGATATTCAATGGGCGGTTCACACTGTGAATACTCTAGTTACTTTCGCTGTGAATCAAAATCAATTTGACGCCCTAGTGGATTTCACTTTCAATCTAGGAAGCGGAAACCTCAGCCGTAGCGCCCTGCTGAAGTTAGTGAATGACGGAAATATCGAGGCGGCAGCGGCTGAGTTTGAAAAGTGGGATCAAGCGGGCGGCAAGACTGAAGAGGGATTGCTGCGCCGACGGTTGGCCGAAAGGGCGTTGTTCTTAACATAATGGACCCAGAGTCTAACATTGGTGGCACTACAGTAGATTCGGACTTCTCCGACCTGATTGACAAGTACGCGCCAGGTGAGGCGTTTGGTACGTGGTCGCAACCCGATTACGGTCCCCGCAACGAGCGCATCCCCGAGAAGTACCAGCGCACATTCAAGTCTCTGGTGACGCGCTTTCAGCTCACCGATATGTTCGCGCGAATCGAGGAAGTCAAGAGATCTGCCGACGGGGGATTCTACTGGCGGAACATTTTCGATGCCTATTGGTCTGACTTGCAGTTTACGTGGCTTTCTGGCGGCGGTCCTGGCACTACTGGCGCGGATAACAATTCGGCTGGCCTGTCGTACCCCCTGAACATCTACCAAGCCAACGGTCGCGCGTTTATGAAGATCGTGGGCCATGTGCCGCAGCTTCACTTCACCGCTGCGGGGGACGCATCCGAGTCCTATCGACTTGCGGAAGGCGCGAACTGCCTTAAAGAAGAAATCGAAGCACAGAACGACGTTGCGGAGTTGGCTCAAGACTTCGCTCGTATTGCTTGGACGAGCGGGCGCTATGCTATCTACACTAGATGGGTAGCTGATGGCGCTCGTTTCGGGTACTACGATGAAGACGAAGTAGACGAGTCCCCCGAGGGAATAGGCGGCGGAAAAACTCCCCCTAGAAAGAAGCCCCGCAAACCAAAGGGGGGCGTCGTTATGACGATCTGCGATGTGCCCTGGTTCAAACCGCCACTGGAAGCCCGTAACCAGCATGAGTTTCCATTTGCGATTTACTCCGACGAAATTCAGTTAGAGGCAGCGAAGGCGCTCTATCCGCATATCGCGGACAAGATCCAAGCTGGCGAACCAGGGCCAGCAGAATTTATGTTCGACCGTACTACCCGCATCGCCCTGACGCAAGGTCTGCACCTCGTCTCGCAGATGGCGGAAGCCGTCCACGAACTACCCACGATCCAAAGCGTATGGATTCGACCGGCGATGTTCGCGTCCCTGAGCGACAAAGAAGAGCGAGAATGGTTCGAGGACAATTACCCGGATGGTGCTAGAGTAGTCTTCGTTGGAACTGAATATGCTGAGTCCTGCAATGAAAGCATGGACGATCACTGGAGTGTGGGCCATGCAGTCCGAGGTCACGGCCAAGCCACCCCTGCCTACGGTTACTCGATGCTTACGATGCAGGATGCCTTTTCCGACGCTTTTGACCTGGAGATGGAAACACATATGCGAGCCATCCCCTCAATATGGCTCGACCCATCCGTGTTCGATCTACCGGCGTATAGCCGAGAGCAGGCGCGCCCGGGATCTGTCTACCCGATGAAGCACGACATAGATCCCCAGATCAATCCTTCGGCTCATGCTTTCCCAGAGCCTCAAGTTCAAGTGAGTGCCCAGTTGATGAATCTCCGGACGTGGCTGACGAGCGACGGCGCCGCCTCGGTGACCGGCATAGCTTCCGCCGCGCTAGGACAAGCAGATGAATCGAATACTACACTTGGGGGAATCTCTATTCTGCGAGCTGCCAGTCGCGGAGAAGCGGGTACTTCTTTTATGGGCTTCGTCACGGCCTATTCCCGCTCTATCGAGCAGGGAGTTCGTATTGCTGCCCGATACAAAATGGCAGAGTCCGACAGTCAGGGGATGCTCAGCGTCTCGGGGCAGGGAAAACCAGACATTCTGGTGGATCTTGTGGCGCTACGAATGGGAAGATTCTGGGCTGAGATGGATACTGACCAGACCTACCCTGCCACATTCGAGGAACAGCAGCTTTCGCTCACAACGCTGGTGCTCTCTGCCCAGCAGGGCGATGCGTTGGCTCAGGAACAACTTAAGAACCCAGCCAACGCCGCAGTCCTGAACAAGCTGCGCGGTATTCCTCAGCTCCGGTCGTTAACCGCTGAGATCGGCGTGAAAGTCCAGCAGAACATCGACGGGCTTCTCAAGGAACAGCCGCAGCCGAACGCCCCTGTGGTGCAGCAGTATCAGATGGCCGTCATGCAGGCGTTGGCAACCGGCCAGCAGCCTCCCGAACCCCCAACTCCGTACCAGCTCTACATCTCTAGCCGTAAGCCGTCCCCTTTAGATCAGGCCCCGGCTGAAATGATGTTCTACACTAACTGGGTGGCTTCTCCCAAAGGGCAATATGTCAAGAGCGAGAACGCCGCTGGATTTTTGAATGTCGAGCTGTACACTCTAGCTCTACAGACTATCGCCCAGCAAGGCGCTCAGAAGGCCGCTATGGACGCTCTCCAGCCCCAGATCATGTTGGAGAAGGTCAAGAAGATGCAGCCCCCGAAGTCACCTACGGAGACGATAAACTTTAAAGATCTGGGACCGAGCGGTAAGGTTCAGGTAGGGAAACAAGCAGGATTAGACTTGACAGCCGACGCGGCAGTTGAGACACTAGACGAGAGCCTAGCGCCCCCTCCTCAGCCGAGAAAGCTGAAAAGATAGTGCATGCCTAAACCCGTTGCCTTCGTCGTCCACCACGGAACCACCGAGTTCAATGAGCGGGGACTCTACACTGGATTAATCAACGAGCCCCTTTCCCCAAAAGGCGTCAACGACGCTGATGTGGCCCACCAGTTTCTTTCTCGGCAATCTATAGAACGAGTAGTATCGTCTCCTCTCTGCCGCGCTGTGAGGACTGCGGAGATTATCGCCCCTAATCTCTGCATTGAGCAAAACAACCAGCTATTCCCATGGAGCATCCCCGAGTACTGGGGCAAGCCTAAAGCGGAGTTTGAGGAAGCGCTCGAAGAGTACATCCGCAACCCCGACAAGCGACCCAAGAACGGAGAAACCCTCAACGAGTTCATGGAACGAACCGGAGACTTCTTCGAGGATCAGCTCAACGAGCACTGTGTGACTTTGTTCGTGGCCCATACTACCAACTTAATTGCCCTCTGCGACCTGTTGGACGGTACGCAGAAACACGACACCTGTATCTCCCCCGGCGGCATTATCGCTATTTACCCGGACAAAGACGGCTGGAGATACGAGATTCTATTGGGAGAAGAAGAGCCCGGTGAGTGAGATCATTCTGCTGAAGCCCCCTCGATTCTCCGACAACCGGGGTTGGTTCAGCGAGACATATAGGGCCGATTACAGGAGACTGCCTGTATTCGTCCAAGACAATCATTCTTGCTCGCGCAAGAACGTCATCCGAGGTATGCACTACCAGCCAGGCATGAGCAAGCTGATGCGTGTAACCTGGGGCGTGGCTTTCTTGGCCGCCGTTAATCTCAGGACGGGCGAGACATTCACGGCTACTGTAAGTGACCGGGACGGCCTTCAGATATGGGCTCCGGATCACTGGGCTCGCGGGTTCTGCGCCTTAACCGACAACACCGAGATTCAGTACAAGTGCTCAGCGTTCTTCGACCCGAAGACCGAGGGAGCAGTCCGGTGGGATAGCGTTGGGATTAAGTGGCCGATTAAGTGGCCTATACTGTCCGAGAAGGACCGGAGGGCTGCTCCTCTGATACTTTAGTAGTATGCTCATTGACATTGATTTCTCAAGGCTCGACCCGTTGGAGGCTCTAACAGCGTTAGAGCAAGCGATTGGCACACTCCAAGAAGTCGCACCAGTCATTCTGGTTTCTGAGCAGTTTATCAACACCACCAGTTCACAGACGATAACCATTACCGCTGCTGGGACCCAGATGTATACTGTTTCTATTTACATGGCAAGTAAAGGGCTTGGAACTTCAGGGCAGACATTGACGGCGACATTGACTTATACCGCTGCAGATGGTTCTGGACTTCAGACGATTACATTAGTTCTATCACTCTCTGTAGCACAAGTCGTGATGGAAACGTACCCTCTGTTGGCTCAAGCAGCGACGGCTATTACGTTGACGACAGCATACGGCGGTGCATACGACCCTGCATACTCTCTCAGTGCTTCACTTGTGGAGATGCCATAATGACTCAACTTACACACCTTATGGGTGGCGATTCCGTCCTAACAAACACCGAGTCCGTACAGTTTACAGACGGAAGTTTACAGACCACAGCAGCAGCACCATTGAATGTGAACGCGACTTATATCTATGCAAGTGGTTCACAAAACATGCCCACAGCAGATGAAGGACAATCGACGAGTTTGGTCCTTTCGTTTGATACGAACGAAGATTCAAATGCATCGCCCGGTTTTCCTTCAATGTACAGTTCAGGAACGCCTACAGTTCTAACGGCTCCAACGCAGGGGTACTATATTGTTATCGCTGGCTTCAGCGTGACAGCACAGTACAATGTTGGACAGATTGCTGCACAGTTGTACAAACAACCAGTCCTTGGTGGTAGCCCGGTGTGCTTTGCCCAGCAGTCGTCCACGTCGGACTCAACGGTTAACCAGTCGTTCTGCATCTCGCAAATCATCGCAATGGACGCTGGGGACCAAGTCTACATAAACGTCTACCAAAGTTGTGGCGGCACTGTGCCAGTCCTTGGTGGTACTTCCACGTTTCTCTCAATGGCTCTGCTCACGTAGGAAGGCTGCTCCTCTTAGGGTCCCGGTCTAGATACTATTATCTATAGAGCGCAACAAACTCTAAGATAGGCCCCGGAACCGGAAACCCGTAGCTTCGTGCTGAAACCGTCTGTCCTAGGTGGAGTTGGGAACGCCAAAATCTCATTTGGAGTGTTCTAACATGGCAGATCTAAACCAGGCAGCCGCGATTGGCGTCGAGATTGAAAAACTCAACGCTTCAGTCTATCCGCAGTTCAACCAAGACGCCAAGTTCTATGGCCGTCTCCAGAATCTCGAGAACTACAAAGTCTCTGACCGTTTGGTCCGTATTCCAATCCTGGCCCAGCCGGGTTCTACCTTCGCGCAGTTCGTGCCGGATGGCACTACTGATTCGATGGGAACCGGTGGAGGCGAGCAGTACGATGTGGGCGTGGCTTCGCCGGTGTTCTTCAACCAGGCTTGCCAGGTCACCAAGGGAGCTGAGTGGGCGACCGACGGCAAAGAAAAGTCCGTGGTCGATGTCTACAAAGACAGCTTCCGCATCAACCTGAAGGCCTTCCGTACCAACTTGGAAGCCCTGATGGCAGTCTCCGATGGCGGAGGCGGGCTCGGAACGATCACCGTTACGCCGGTGTCCAACCAGAACTACCTGCAAGTCTCGAACGCCAACGACTTCCAGGCTGGCTGCAACTACGAAGTGATGAGCGCTGGTTATGCGACCGCTCGCGGATCCATTCTGGTTCTGACTTGCGACCTCATCAACAACATCCTCTACCTCGCGGAGCCCAACAGCACCAGCTACTGGCCCGCCGGGACCGAGGCGACCGACATTCTGGTAGTTTCCGGCTCTGCCGCGATTACCACTCTGTCCATCAGCCAGACCTACATCCCAGATCGGTACACGTCTGCCACCGTTTCGGCTTCACTGAACGGTGTTCCGGCGATTAACTACCAATCTTCGAGTGGCGACTGGTTCGGCATTCCCCGCAGCACCTGGCCGGGAGTTCTGAACAGCGTATACATCAACGGCGGCAGCGATGCCCTCGTTCCTCAGCAGTTCCAGTTGATGGAATCGCTCCTGCAGCGCGCGAACGGATCTGACTGCGACGAGCTGACAGACTTCGTGATCCAGGCCAACACCGACCAAGTAACCGCTTGGGAGAACTTGGGCCTGTATAGCTCCTCCAGCTTGGGCGGAACCTTCGCCATGAGCGCGACGGAGTTCGTGGAAGGAAACAGCGCGGACGACAGCAAGAGCGTCCGCAAAGACTATCTGCCCAAGGGCCGCGTCAAAACAATGGCTGGCCATGAGCTGATTGTCAACATCAAGGCGCGTCAACAGCGCGTTGATGCCATCAACTTCAAGTACTGGTTCAAGACGGAAGTCAAGCCGCCCTCGCTCTTCGATGTGGGCGGAATGACGACCTTCCCGTTGTACGGATCTGACGGTGGCGTGGCCCCCACGACTGCCTTCTACTTCGTCTTCGGTGGCCAGATTGCGAACAGCAAGCCCCGCGCCGGTGCCTACATCGACACGTTGGCTCTGCCGCTCGGATGGAGCAACTAGTTTCAGCTTGACAAACTAAACCTCCTGCGATACTTTATCGCAGGAGGTTTTCTTTTTGGAAATCTTAGTTGTTGGCGGCGCTGGATACGTGGGGCAGAGGGTTTGCCCCTACTTAATCTCTAAGGGGCACGATGTCTTCGCTGTAGATGACAAGCGTCTGGGTAACCCCTCCCCCGATTACCCCTGCTATGATAAAGATCTGTTCTCCCTGAAGATCGGGGATCTGGAGGGCTACGACCGGGTAATCTTCTTGGCTGGCCTGTCCAACGACCCGATGGCCAACTACTCCCCAGCGAAGAACTACATCCAGAATACCGCCGCCCCGGCCTACCTCGCGTATATCGCCAAGCAAGCTGGGGTGCCCCGGTTCATCTTCGCCAGCAGCGCGTCCGTGTATGGGCAGAGTCCATTACTAATGGACGAGGCGGCACTAGTCCATCCGGCATATCCGTATGGCCTGTCCAAGCTGGCCGCCGAGAACGCTGTGTTACAATTAGTCGATAGTTCTTTCCAAGTAATTGCACTTCGTAAAGGCACGATCTCCGGCTGGAGCCCCCGGATGCGCTTCGATCTGGCCATCAATGCTATGTTCAAGGATGCGGTAACTACGGGCGTAGTGACCGTTCACAACGGGAAGATCTGGCGGCCTATTCTTGCCATGACAGATGCAGTACGAGCGTATGCTGCGGCAGTTGAGGCCCCAACGCCCCACAGCGGGGTGTTCAACATCCTCTCTGAGAATCACGACATGGCTTATATAGGTCTCTCTGTAGCCTGCGCAATGGAGTGCAAAGTGGTCATCGAAGAAGAGCCCGAGATGCGGAACTACCGGATGGACGGTCGCAAGGCGTACTTGGATATAGGCTATCAGCCGCAGGACGGTGTATATGAGATCATTAGGGAACTGCAAGTCACCTGTGGCAACCGCCCGAAGGATTGGTATGAACAGGATTGTTTTTACAACATCAGGATGATGCTATGAAAATTGCAATCTTCGGTGGCGAGGGGATGCTCGGTACGGAACTATGTAAAATCTGGCACACGGCTGTATCCATCCCACACAAGGTCATTTCTGTAGAAAACGTCACCGCGCCGGTACTAGATGGATTTGATGTGGTGATAAACTGTGCGGCCTACCACGACGTGGACAAGTGCGAGCACAATCCCAACCGGGCGTTCGAGACGAATTACCTCGGTCCCCGGAACTTGGCCCATGTGTGTCGAAAGCTGGACATCCGGCTGCTTCACATATCGACCAACATGGTATTCAATGGCCAGCTAGCTACCCCCTACGCTACAGTAGACCAATGCGACCCGAAGACCGTGTATGGCTACTCTAAGTGGCTAGGTGAGTGTGCCATCCTCGAAGAGATAGCCCACGGTCTATCGGCCACGATTATTCGATTGCCTCCAATCTATGGCCACGCCCCGAACCGGGGCAAGGGACGTAATTTCGTGTCCACCGTTAGGCGGCTGGCTGCGGAGAATAAAGCCATGACTTTTCCCCTTGACCAGATGGTGAATCCCTTGTTTACGCTCGATGTAGTGGAGTGCTTATATTGGTCAATACTTACGGAAAAGGATTACCCAATCGTTCACCTCGGGTCCAGCAATAGCGCCTCGTTCTATGAAATCGCCCGGGAGATTTTGAATCTCGAGGGGCTAAAGAACCCAATATCTGGGGTGTTTTCTCCTCGGGGATGCAAATACCCATTAAACGGGGTGTTAAAGCCCAGTCTGGTCGTACCTACGTGGCAGGAGTCCCTGCAAAGATACTTTAGTAATGAGCCTGAAGCGGCTTAACCCAACGCTTCACGAATCGTCAGTTGGAGGTTCGGTGATGATTGTCGAGTATGAGACTGATTACCCCGAAGAGTCCCCTGACCCTTGGGTTGACCGGTTGATAGCACCAGCTCTTTTTCCAGCAGGGGTAAGGTATGCAGAGTATTCTCCGAAAAACAGGACTGTGGATTCCTCTCGTTCCCGCCGTGGTGTTCGTGCTCGGCGTGGCTTCTAACCAAGCTGTTCTCATTGCCAACCATGACCGGTTCCCGGTCCTAATCAACGAACGTAAGGTAATTCGGATAGCCGAGCCCGTGATCGACATCAGCAAGATGGTCATCCATGAGCGTGTCTCTGTGGATTCAGACGGCACTATAATGCTCGATGATGTGCATTGCCTGATGACTTCGGGCACTCACCTTAACGCTCTGGCTGATGTGTGGGACTTGGGGTCTATCTACTCCGTTGGGGATTTCGCAATAGAAGCTGGCGCATACCTGTTCGACTATGCTATAGTGATCTGGTTGGCTTTCATGGTGTCCCAACTATGCTCACGCTCCTCCTAGTCTGGTTTATGATTATCGGCTCTTTCGTGGCTGGGGCAGCCTTTGGCCGATACTCGGCGGAACGTGGCCTTATTGACATCCTCAAACTATACCACCCCGACTGGTGGCCCCAGATCCTGAAGCAGAGATACGGTGTATGCCCCAAAAACTCATTGGAGTAATGAGCTGCCACAAAGAGACAGCCCACCGCCAGATGATCCGGAAGACGTGGGGCGCGCAAGTTCCCGTGAGCTGGGATCTCAAATTCTTCCTTGGTATGTCTTCGTGGGTTCCCGAAGAAGACCCTGAAGTTCTCGCAACAATCGGTCCAGCCGGAACCCTGGGCGACATGCACCCCACGAAGCGCCATAGACCCGCACTATCGGAGTCGCTTCTGCTCGATGAAGTCGGCCTAGACTGCCCCGACTGTTACCTAGGCACCGCATGGAAGGGACGAGCGATACAACGCTGGGCTATCGATCACGAATATGCTGGCTTGTTCCTGTGTTGCAGCGATACGGTAGTATTTCCCGCTCGGTTAGAGCGTGCTTGCCAGGGACACAATTGTGTGGGTCAGACCTTCACTGGTTCGGCCACTGCGCTTTACCCTCACCGGGTGCCTTGCCTCCACGGAGGATTCGGGTACTACCTCTCGCAAAAGACTCTACGCGCTATATACAACGAGCCGGTGCGGCACTACTCCGAAGATCAAAGCACGGCTCAGGCGCTGCACCACCAGGGAATCAAAGTCACGCATAGTGCCTCGTTTGTCGGGAATCGTCTGCTGGGAGGACTACTGTGCTCAGCTACGGTGAGCCAACACATATCCACCAAGGCTGGAAAATTCGAGCCTCAGGACATCAAAGACGCGTGGGACCGAGGCAAGACCCCCATCAAGCGCTACCCGGATTTCGAGGGTGTTTGTAAGAACTGCCAGGGGGTTAAATTCAAGATGGGGCTGTACGGGCCTCAGTGTTTTTCCTGCGGATGGAGATACCGATGAGAACGCTCATATGGGTCAAAACTTAATCTGCGCCTCTATATGGCAAACTGGTAAATCCAGTAGCCCCGTGGGGCATCTCCTCAGTGGATGGGACGACTGCCGAGCGTGGGTGCATAGCATTCTTCGTTCGAGAATAGCGAATACTCGGGTGGTTGTATTCGCCCATGCAATAAGCCCAGAGTTGCACGTTTCCTTACGACAGTCCGGTGTAGAAGTCATCGACTGGACACCTAAGCCCACCCAGTTACACCCAAGCGCCGTCCGCTGGGAGCCGATTATCGCGCATCTAGAGCAGAACTGCTACGATTACGTCATAGCCACCGACATCCGGGATGTCGTCTTCCAGGCAGATCCATTCCCATATCTCCGCTCTAAGGGCGGAATTGTTCTTGCCACCGAGTCTATGCCCCTGCACCGGTGCGGGGACAACTACCTGTGGCTGAAGCAGTATCTGGGGCTACAGGCCGAATTGATAAAGAACCGGGAGACGGTCTGCGGGGGCACAATCGCCGGGCAATATAGTTCCATATTGGAACTATTGCGCCAGCTCTACAGCTGCGCGCGCCCGGGGATCATAGACCAAGCTATTCTCAACCACTTGGCCCATGCAGTGCTCAGGCCGCATATCCCAAGACTGAACGAGGGATTCATCCTCTCGGGCGCATGGTGCTGGGAGCCGAACATCCTCGACCCGCAGCCTGAAATCCGTAATTCCATAGCCTATCCTCGCGGGAGCCATAACCCCTTCAAAATATGGCACTTATACATCAACCGTTATTGGGACGAAGTTCGCCGCCTTTATTGGGAAAAGTAGAAGTAGTTTTCCCAAAGCCCTCATCCTTTACAAGTGTGCATGCGGCCACAGGCATCGTCCCAGCGTGGACTTTAGCGGTCTGTAGGCCCTACGGGTCAAACCCGCTGGGCGAGCCCGTATATCGCATCTGTGACGCAAAACTGAGGACCGTGGTCATCGGGGGGTACTGGGAGGCGGATGGCAGCTTTTCCTACCGCCGAAAGGCTCGGTATCCGGGGAAACAAGGCTATGTGCTCGAAAAATGGATGTCCGCGCGGCACTACGGAAGCCCCAAAACCTGGGGCGAAGCCACTATCACCCCAGACGGATACCTCGCCTGTGGGCCTTATCCAGCTAACGGTGTCTATGAGTGTGTGTGTCTTTTTGACAACACTCCTCTTCGACCCGACACTCTTACGCAAATCCTACGGGGAATTTACGCTTCTCGCGTTAGGTCTGTGGGTGATATTCGTAGGTTTCACGAAGATCTGGCACAAGAAGAAGAGCGCGCGCTCGACAGGGAGTTCGAGGAACAATGGGACGCCAGTCACGGAGTGCGTAGAGGTCTGTCCTTCAACCAGGCCGGAGTCCTTCAGAACCAGAGCCAAGAGATCGAAGAGTACAAGACTAGACTAGCTGCAGCGAGTGTCAAGATCCGACGAGATGAGTTCAAGCCGGGATTCCGGCAAGGAGATATGTAATGTCACAACAAGTACCCGAGTCCGGCAAAGGCGGGGGATTCAAATCCGCTACCGGTTCCGGCATTTCAGCCACCACCGACACATCAGAGCGAGGGCAGCGGGTAAGGCGGTATGTAGACAGCCGCAACCAGCAGCGCGTACAACCGATGATCCGCTCGCAGCTCATCGCTCTAGAGGCAGGGGAGCCTTGTTTTATTTACAATGTAAGCCCAATCTTCGAGTGGAAGCGCATGTATAAGGGCCTCGGGACGTTCGTCATCCCCAAGCGGCCAAGCGTAGGAGATGTCATCAAAGAAATCGTTGCTGGAAAAGAAATCGTGCGAACGGTAACCGAAGAAGATGTGCGGGAAAAATATCGGGTGTCCAGGCCCGTCATTATCAGTCACAGCTACCGAATGAGCTATGACAAGGGGGACAACCGGCGCATACCCTACGTGGAATTCGGCCAGGAAATTGCGGAATCGCTCGTGGGAAATTCCAAGCTTTACCCCACCGATCTTACGTACCCCACAAATAACCTAGAACAATGGGGTGTGTTCATGACAGTGGGGAAAAAATTTCACGAACTTCCGCGCGGCGAGCAGGACGATCTTTACCTGACGGCCATGACGGTTCACGAGAAACGCTGCCGGGAGAAAGTACAGAAGGCCGATCAGCTCATCACCAGGTTTCCGGATGCGGTCCTCGAACTGCACCGGCAGTGCGCCCTGTTCGTGGGAGAGGATCGACCTTGGCTTACGAGCCGAGGCAAGCGCAGCTCGAACATGATCGAGTGCCCGTTCTGTGGCTCAGATGTGAAAAGTTCTGTAGTTAAGTGCCCGAACTGTCAGGAGATCGTGGACGTAGAGCGATACGAGAAGATGAAGGCCAAAATGATACTTTAGTTGTATGGCCTCTGTCCCTTTAGTCTATCCTTACGACACCGCTCAGACCGCCCTGACGGACGCGATAATCTTCGCTAACGACGCGGGCTCGCCTAACGGTCTGAGCGGTAATCTTCTCAACGCTACTACCAATCCGGCCATCTTACCGGCCCTGATGGAGCGGTATCGCTACCTCCAACAGCGCCTGATCTCCAGCGGAGTTGACACCTTCTCGAAAGATGCCGTGATCTACGGTCTCGGTCCCACCGCCACGTCGAACCCCCAGATCAAGATGCTATTGACCTACAACGGCTACTGGAATGGCCTAGTGTGGGTCGGGCCGTATGTCTCCGCACCCACATGGTCATCTATTGTGACCTACACGTTCGGGCAGACGGTGGTCTATAGCTCGGTCTATTACATCATGAACGGGGCAGCATCGAGCTTAGACCAAGAGCCTGATCTAAACATCGGCATATGGAACATATTCACGCCGGGAGCCATATCGGTTGGAGCATGGGCCGTGGGGACTACCTACACCCAAGGACAGCAGGTTGCTTACGGAGGCACGTACTACACCGCCCAGCCGAACGCTACGGCCAACCTGGCGATGGTTCCCGATCAGTCCCCGCTGTTCTGGCAATCCTTCGCAGTACCCGGCCCGGCACTTCCGTCAGATATGATCAAGCCGCTGGAGTTGTGGGAAGTTCAGACGGGGGCAGCGGGTGGACCATGGCGGCTAATGACCCAAGTACCCGACTCTCTCAATCCGGGCACCATACAGCCGCGTTTTGGTGCATGGTCGTTTGCTAACGACAAGCTAGTGCTTCCGGGGGCCAGCTTCACGAACAATCTGAGGATGAAATACATTGCCGCAGCTCCGGATATCACTACGCTTAATACTTATATCTATCCTCGGGGCATATCTACAGCCCTTGCTCTGCTCCTTTTGGATCAGTTGTCTGGCGCTAGAGGCGGCCCTATGGCTCAGATATTCAAAGAGCGAGCAGAGGAAGCCATCTCGCAAATCATAAACCAGACTAGCCGTAAGCAGGCATATTCAACTTTTGTTCGTAAGCCATTTCGAGCTGCTGGGCGTGGCCGAAGATCGGGGCAATAACCCTTGGCGATCAATGCAGAACAGACCTTCAGTCTAGACCTGTCGCTGTTCGGGTCAAAGGTCAGTGACCTTAGCCCGGGCAATCTTCCCGCTGGCGTGTCTCCCGACAACTCGAACTGCTTCTTCTTCCCGCAGGGTGTCTCTTCCCGGCCTGCGTACATCCACGCTCTGGCCTCGGGGTTTGGGGAAGTGTCCGTCATGTCGCACTCGCGTTATACTCCACCGGGCGGGATCTACAGCATGGTCGGTCTAGATTCAGCTCTCAATCTTTGGCAGTATGATGTCGAAGATGGAACGCCGACGGAGCTGTTCACGCTATCGCCGTGGGGCAACGATCAGAAGTATTTCAGTGGAGTGCAGCTCTTCGACAAGTTCTTCATGGCCTTCTTTGACCCGCTGAATGGCCTCAACCAGTTCTCTAACGCGGCAGACGTGCCCCGCTACATCAACACTCTCGGGCACTGCAACCGCGTTACTATTGACGGACCCGGGGGCGGCCTCAGCATTGAGAATGTCAACCTGGAAGGTCTATTCCAGAATCATGCTGTGGCCACAGGATTTGTGCGCTCAGGTAACTTAGTCACTGTTACGCTCAACTCCTACGAGGGAAATTATCCCCTTGACCCATTCGGGAACAAGCTGCTGCCGGTGCCTGGGTGGTTCATACAGATGTATGACAAGAACGCGATAACGCCGACTTGGAACTATAGCAATTTGTGGAACACAACTACACCTCTGAACGCTTGCGCTGTTCAGGCTACGGGACCGGGATCTACCACGGCAGGAAACATCCTGACTGTCTATTACCGCGCGGACAGCGGGGGTTCACAGCCCGACCCATTTCTGGTGGCCGCATTCCAGGCTGCGCAAGCAGGGGGATATACTCTCTATGTCCTGATAACCAACCCCGCACTCGGACCCGCAGGGATCTTCCCGGTCACCCAGGTAGCATTGACTGGGCAGGGAGTAACACCGCTCATTCCTAACGGTAGTGGCGGTATCAGCAACCCAGAAGAGTCTTACTACTACTTCTCTTATCAGGTGCCGGGTCCGGCTTCATTCATCGGGGTGGGAGACATCGCGCCCAGCACGACAGCAACATACTCGATTTCTACGATCTCTTTGACTCCCGACCAAACAAACATAAACGCCAACGGGATGTTCACGAACAACGAGCTGTACCAGCAGATCGGCGGCGCGGCATCTCTGTCCAGCGATGCCAGTGGCGTCACGAAAGTAAGCTGCTCCGAAGCAATTACCAATCTCCCAATTGGTGGATGGGTCTATGTAGTGGTCAACTCTAGCGACGATCTTCCGTTCACGACTGGCTGGGTACAGGTGGCCGCTCTCGTAGACAGTTACACGTTCTCGATTTCTACGCCCGGGGCGCAACTTTTTAACATCACTGGTGTTACTCTGTTCGAGTACTGGGGCTCGCTGAATACATCAGCTAGTCTAGTTCAGCCGGTACCCGGCAACCCGGTTGGAACGTCCTACGCTCAGACCGGGGCTCAGGGCTTCCAGATTACCAGCGTCACGGACCTCGGCAGCGGAAAAGTCGAAATCCAGTGGTATCAGCTAGGGCCGGACAGCACCAACGCGGCGGACTCCGGGCGCATGGCGCTAGTGCTTCAGTCTGCCCAATCGCCGGGGAACCGGCAAGCATTCTGCCATTTCATAAGCGAAGATTCAGCGGATTCGCCTGGCTCTCCTCCGATCAACTTCACGACTCTCGGAGGCCCAAACTTCACGCGCGTCACATTCCCTATTGGTCCTACGCCTACTGTAGCTAGAGCCCTGTCGGTAACTCCCGCTAACGGTTCTGACTTCTTTTGCATACCACCGGCTAACGTTTCGGCGTCTGGTCCGGCGATTGCGCCCCTGATCACTCAGGGCACGATAATCTACGACGACACGACGGTTAACGAATACATCGACTGGTCCGACGCGGCCCTAGTTGCGGCGATCCCGACATCGGGTCCCGCCGGGGCCGGTTCTGATTTCGGAGATCTGACTTCGACCATCAACCTACCACCCTGCTTCGGGGTGACTTCTTACCAAGAGGCGCTGGTGTGGTTTGGAGAGTACAACAACATCAAGAACCTGCTGAACATGTCCTTCCAAGGTGGAGCTACATCTGGCACCGACTCCGCCCCAACCAGCGCCCCGCCCGGGTGGGACAACACCACAGAGCGCAATGGGATTGTCCCTGACCAAACGGCTGTCTTAGCCGCCGCCAGCGATAACTCGGGCTGGCAAGTGAACTTTCCGAACAGCGGCAGCAATAACGGTCTGATCTCCCAGAGCGCCTATCAGGACGTGTGGGGCGCTCCTATCTTGCTGCCGAACCAGTCTTACACCCTCGTCCTGCGGGCTACGGCCACCGGCGATGCTGGAGGACAACTCAACATTTTGATCCAGTCGGACGTGACGGACACCATATACGGCGAGGCGACTATCCTAGAGGGGAGTATGAACGGAACTACTCTGGGCTGGATAAGCGCTCCCTTCTTTGTTCCCAGCACCACGACCCTTGCCACGATGCCGCAGAATATCCCCCCGGATACGCGAATCGTTATATACAGGAGCGGATCAGATGCAAACACGATCAGCATCGCGGATGCTTTCATTGTGAATGCCAACAGCCCGGTGCTGACTAACCAGATCAGATTCTCATATCCCGACGATCCGTTCGGGTACGACAACGAGAATGGTTACACAGCTATCTCAACAGCGGCTGACCCAATTGTCTCTCTGTTCAAGCAACGAAAATATCTCTACGGACTCACGACCAAAGACTTGCTCCAGACTTTCGACACAGGCGAAGTGCCAGCGGAATGGGGCTTCGAGATCTTTGCTGAGAACTGCGGCGGCAGCGGCCCCAACGCCGTAGATTCTCAGAGTGACGTAGCCTGGTGGCTCGGGCAGTTTGGCGGGCAAATGTTCGCAGGAAGCGAACCTAAGAAAGTCACGCAAGAAATGCAGCCCGACTTCGACACGATCAACTGGACCTACAGAAGCGTAATCGACGTGGCAGCGGACCCGATCCAGCGTGTGATTTACTTCACGGCACCGACAGGGCTCTCTAGTGTCAGTGACATGATCTTCACGATGAACCACCGTATGGTTGACCCTAACGTCAACATCATGGACCCGATTCACGTTTCCAGCTACACTGGTAAGATGATCGCTACGGACTTGGCGCGTAAGTGGTCACCGTGGCCTGTAGCGTGCAATAGTCTCGCCATGGCGTACATCGAGAACGCCGACGGAGAGCTGTCTCAGGCGATGACGTTCGGTCTCGGTCAGTTCGGACCCACAGGACCGGATGCCATAGAGACGACTACTGGCACCACTGAGACAATCTTAGGAACCATCACGCCGTCAAACCTCACTGATGTTGTGTTCGCTGCCATCAGCAATCCGGCGTCGACCGGCCCCGACGAGGGGTGGACAAATCCGGGTGGCATCAGCTTCTATATAAGCCCGGCAAGTACGGCGCTGCTGACTTTTTCTTCCCCCAACTCTGTCTTTACCGCAGAGGGATGGGGGTGTATATTAGCCTCTTTCCAGACTAACGGTACTCCCACCCCAAGCACAGGAGGAAGTGGAATCAGTGGAGGGATCTCAGCAATCACGTACGCATTTGGGCCGTTCGATGTTACGGCAGGGAACGCTATTATTGTTTCTTTTGGCGGAATCAACACTACTGGAGCCAACTTTTCGGTAACGGACACCCAGGGAAATAAGTACACGTTATACCAAGCCTATCAATCCAAGGGAGAGGGGTCTTGTGTGATGCTGGCGTTTGCCTTAGGCTGCAAAGGAGGCAGTACCACAGTGAATGTAACGGTTGGGGATGCTATAGGATCCGGCGCGGGCAACGTCTTGTCGTATAGCGGAATCTTTGGGCCAACCAGCACTGGCCAGATCTACACACAGGACTTCGTGAACTATCCCCCATCTAACCCCGCAGCAACTTCGTGGAACACGACGGACGCAGATCTGGGAACTTATGCCAGCTTCTACGACACGTATTTCTTCTTCGCTCATGACGTAGAGCAAAATGCGATGCTCGCGCTCTACCGGAAACTCTTCTGCTACATGAGCACACACTTGTTGACTGATGGCGGCGACCTCACGATCATACCTTATGTAGACGCTCTGAACAACGCTTGGCTGCCGCTGCCCGCAATTCCGCCGACGGGAGTCAACGACATTGGGTTCGACATCGAGATGGGCCTGAACGTCACCGGCAACCGCATGTCTCTGGGATATAGCATGAGTGCGGGAGGTTTCTGGCTCACGCATCTTATCGTGTCCGCACGGCGAGACTTGGTATTCCCTGTTCGCGGGGTATTCTAACAGGGCCAGGATAACCAACATGGCCAAGATAAATATACGAACTCTGAACGGCATCCGCTCGGCTGCGGCTCCCAAAGGTCGGGACGTGGCAGAAGCCTTCGATGACGTGGTGGCGACGGTGAATAAGCTGGCTACTTCAGTGGCTGCCCTCGTTCCCAATGAGCCAATTCAAACGGTTCAGATATCTAAGCCTACTAGCGGAGTCACCCAAAATCCCGCCCCAGGGGCTTCTGCGGGCGGGGGCTCAGGCCCATCTCCCTCACCTACTGTAGTTCTGCAGGTGGTGGCTGTAACCGGGAATTATACGTCAGGGCCGTCAGACTATTGCGTCGAAGTGACAGCTACGGCCAACTGCACGATACAACTGACTGGCGTGCAGATGGCGTGGACAGTCACAGTCAAGAACTATAGCGCCAGCGGTATTGTGGTGACAATCGAAGACGCCGACGGGGGAACCGTTGACGGGGCAGCATCCGTGCAGATGGAGTGGAATGGAACTTCAGCTACTTTTATTTATGACGGAACTTCTAACTGGGTGGTGTCATAGTGTCGTTTCTTGAAACAATGAACCAAGGCAATCCGAACACTGAAGCCAACGGCTGGCCTATAAAAGTCACCGACGGGCTGCAGACGCTCGGGACATTACAAAACCCTTTCTACACCACAGGTGCCCAAGGTATAGCTGGGCCTCAGGGAGCCACTGGGACTCAGGGAACAACGGGGGCGACGGGTCAAGGCACTACAGGGCCTCAGGGGACCACAGGTATTCAGGGGACCACAGGGATTCAGGGATCGACGGGAACCGGGCCTCAGGGGACCACAGGTATTCAAGGACCCACAGGAAGTCAGGGGGCAACTAGTCAAGGCACTACAGGGCCTCAGGGGACCACAGGTATTCAGGGGACTACAGGGATTCAAGGGACCACAGGAAGTCAGGGGACCACAGGGACTCAGGGGACCACAGGGACTCAGGGGACCACAGGGACTCAGGGGACTCAGGGCGTTCAGGGGACTCAGGGCGTTCAGGGGACTCAGGGGACCACAGGGACTCAGGGCGTTCAGGGGACTCAGGGCGTTCAGGGGACTCAGGGGTTGGCAGTTCTACCTACCCTTACTCCCAACCCGGGGCAAGGATTCTGGGCAGGTTGTGGAGTTTTTGGGATCGTACCTGGTGGTGTGGCCGCCGCTATTCCTGGAAACTTTGCGGCTAATGGGGCATGCTTCTGGGGGTTCTATCTCGCCGAGCCAATTACCGTCAAGAACTTGACATGTACAGTTACGGTGGCCAAAGGCTCAGCGATGGTCGTCGATTTTGGCCTATATCCTATGACAGCCGGGAGCACTATTGTCCTCGGCACCAATGGGGGAATTAATGGAAACAGCGCCACAACTCAAACAGTCGGATTGTACACATGGAGCGGCTCGGCTTACGTATCTGCGGCTAGCATAACTTTGACGGCGGGATGGTATTACTTAGCCCTTGGGGCTTCTGCTACTAACGCGACCGTCACTCTCGCTGCCATAGGGGCATTGGCTGCGGCTAACCTTGCCAATGCTGTGATGAATAGTACAGGAAGCCAGAACCCCATACAGGTGGGTTTAGCCGCCTCCGCCTGCACCGCCGGGGTTCTTCCTGCTACACTGCCGACTCTATCCGCGATGACTACCGACGGTAGTTGCCCGGCAGTTTGGATTAGTGGATAAATATGGCGTTTCTCGAAACAATCAACCAAGGCACCCCCAACACTGAACCCAACGGCTGGCCAGTTAAGATCACCGATGGGCTGCAAACTCTCGGGACATCGGCCAATCCGTTCAACACCATCATTCTCCAGAGTGCTTCCGGACCTCAGGGAGCAACAGGTACTCAGGGAATTCAGGGAGCAACAGGTACTCAGGGCACACAAGGGGCTCAGGGAGCAACAGGTACTCAGGGCATCACTGGCACACAAGGGTCTCAAGGAGCTGCTGGGGCTCAGGGAGCTGCTGGGGCTCAGGGAGCAACAGGTACTCAAGGTATCGCTGGGGCTCAGGGCACACAAGGGGCTCAGGGTATCGCTGGCACACAAGGGGCTCAGGGAACTCAAGGCACACAAGGCACCGCCTCCAGCGTTCAAGGGGCTCAGGGAATTCAGGGAGCAACAGGTACTCAGGGCACACAAGGGGCTCAGGGGACTCGGGGGATTCAGGGCAGGGTAGGGACTCGGGGGATTCAGGGGATTCAGGGGATTCAGGGGATTCAGGGGATTCAGGGGATTCAGGGGTTGACGTTTCTTCCCGGCCTTGCCCCCAACCCGGGGCAAGGCTTCTGGGCAGGTTGCGGGATTGTTGGAGTCCTGCCTACGGGCTTAACGGGAGCAGTCCCGGGAAACTTTGCGGCTAATGGGGCCTGCTTCTGGGGGTTCTATCTCGCCGAGCCAATTACCGTCAAGAACTTGACATGTACAGTTACGACGGCCCTAGGCTCAGCGATGGTCATCGATTTTGGCCTATATCCTATGACAGCCGGGAGCACTATTGTCCTCGGCACCCATGGGGGAATTAATGGAAACAGCGCCACAACTCAAACAGTCGGATTGTACACATGGAACGGCTCGGCTTACGCATCTGCGGCTAGCATAACCCTGCTCCCTGGGTGGTATTACTTAGCCATTTGCGCTTCTACTGCCAACGCTATGGCTATGGGTGGACTGGCCCCCTCCCTCACCACCGCCAATGCCGCCGCCGCCATAATGAATAGCCCCCCGGGCCAGTCCCTATTACAAGTGGGGCTTAAAACCTCAGCAGGCACAGCGGGAGTTCTTCCCGCCACACTGCCAGCGATAAGTGTGATGAATACCAACTCTACTTGTCCCGGGGTGTGGATCAGTGGGTAAGCCTATACAAATTACTGCTAACCGCTATAGCGTACACTGGGGATATCTTCTTGCAGTTATCTAGTTTTTTAAGCAAAGAGATAGACTCCTCGAACAGACCAATCCACCAAGCGGCCACCGCCTGCTGAAACACCAGTGCATACTCCCCCGGGTAGTCTACATAAGTCTGTAGGGGAAGGCCGACGTCGAACCTCTGGCCCATAACAGCGAAGGTGTAGGCCTCGTGCCATTCTTTGTTTCTCTCGTACACTCTGCTCAATAAAAAATACGCCTCTGGCCTAGACGGGCACAGAGAGATGGCCCGGAGCAGTACGCCTTTTATGACGTGCAGCAAATCTCCCTGTATTACGAAACAATTTGCCATCCGAAGCAATGCCTCGTAGGACAACACTCCAGTAGAGTTCTCCGCTGCCCGAAGATACAGCCCCGCCGCTGCAGCCACATGTCCCAGGCTCTCGTACCACAGGCCCAGCTCAAAACTACGCTGCGGATTCTCGTTGTCGTTAACGAACTCCAACAATTTGCTCAATCATTGCCTCCGGAATACTCAGTATAAACCCACAATTGTCCTGAAACGCAAATGTGACGAGAAGGTCTTTTCTCCATTCCGCTAGTCCACAGCAGAACTCTATGCGGGCTCCCATGAACGAGAACTGTTCTCCAATCTTAACTAACTTAAGATCCCTGTCGAACACCACGAACCTGTGCCGGTACACGCCGTTCTTTTGGCCTAGTGGATTGTTAAACAGATTCACATCATGCACGATGCAAATATAGTACTCCCGCCACGGGATGAGCTGCGACCCGCCACGCAAATCTGGCAGTCCCTTGATTGTGCTGTCTTCGTCCACTGGCCTTAACTGAGTAGCCCGCAGTGTTTTTATATCAACTACTACAACCTCCGTGGGGTTCACCCACTTCACAAAATGAAAAGGCCGGTCGAGCACTGGCATCCAATTCTTTTCGCAATAGGAAGGTGAGGGAGGTTCGATACGGTATCTGCTTACTTCTCTCCCCTCGACTAGTTCAGACAACTCCATCCGTCCCGCCCCGTTCGTTGTCGTATCCCGGCGCACGCCTATCGCATATAGGCCACCCCACCTCACCAGGCGAGCGTCTTCCAGTCCCACGAACTCCCACAGGGGGTCTTTGTCTAGGGCCATGTCAATTTTTTTATAACTGGCAATATCTAGACTAGGTGTCAGCTCGCACAGGAAGTTGTGTGTTCGCAGATGCTGGTCGTGTTCAGGGTTCAAGTACGCGAGCGGTCCCCAGCAACTGTTGAGTTGTTCTTTCTCACAGTGATAGAGAATGTAATTGACGTTTCGCAGGTTGACCAAGATCTTACCCTGATCCACCAAAACAGAGGGGTTGCACAACCCAAACCCCCGACATTCGGGGGCGGGAATCAGGAGAGGCTTGAGCATGCCTCCCCCTGCCAATACAGATTTGACAATCATCCTAAAAGTATACTTTACTATCTAGGAGATAGCAAATGCCAAACGCAGCGGGACTAGCATCAGCGATTGGGGGCCAAACAGACGCCAACGCCAATGCGCTATTCGGCCAGTCGCAGGGCATCCAGAGCACACTAACGCCTTTCTTTCAGAACGAGATGTACAACCCGCAGGGGTTCGGGCCGAGCACTCTGTCTCAGATTATGACCCAAGAGGGTCAGGGCACGGCTGGAGCACTTGGTGGGGCGCGGCAGTCCGCGATGGACATCGGTGCCCGCACCGGTAACCTGGCGGCTATACCCCAGCTCATTGGTGGGGCTAACAAGGCCGGGGTTGGGCAGATGAGCAATCTAGCAGGATCTCTAGGCATAGCTAACGCCAACGAGCGTATGCAGCAAGTACAGCAAGGCGCTGCTGGACTCTCCGGGATCATGGGACACGATATGAGCGGGGCGCTAGGTATGTACGGGCAGGCCAATACCGCCGACGAGAATCTACTCAAAGCACAGAACTCGACCTTCGGGCACGAGCTGGGAGCGGGCATCGCGGGGGCGATCCCCTCCGCTGCGGGAGGTTTTTCGCAGGGCTTTGGACAAGCTATGGGTGGTGGTGGCCAAGGGGGCGGTAGCTTATGGAGCAAGCTTTTCGGCGGTGGTGGTGGCGGTTCAGGCGCTGGCATGGCGATGGTAGGATAACTAATGGCTGAAGATACAATAGCTCCTCCGCAAGTAATGGGTGCGACTCCCGGTATGTCTGGCAATCAGCCAGCGATGCCCCCCGCTGTAATTCCCCCGGAACGGCCACAGGCACCAACTTTCGACACACATCAGGCGCAGCCGGTGATGAAGCCTCAGAACACCAACCCCTGGGTGAACATCGCCCACGGTACGGCCATCAGTGGCATCAACAACCCGATAGCTAGAGTAACAGCTAGACTGGGGGCGGGCATCATGGCCGGACTAGCGGATACCGGCGCTGGGCAAAGAATGCAGGAGATTCAAGGCCAGCAGATGGAGTCTCAGCAAAAGCTAATGGCCGCGCAGCAGGAGCACGAACAGGCCCTGGCGCAGAAGCAGCAGGAGCACGAACAGAGCCTGCAGCAGCAGAAAGAACTCCACGACCAGACCCTGGCGATGCAGGCACAGCTACTGGCCACCAAAGGCGATCAGGGAGAAAAGCTGCAAGACAAGAAGGGCGCACAGGAAGCCACGCGGCAGGACAAGACAATCGGGGCACAGGACTCGCAACTGGCAACTAAAGGCCAACAGGCCCTAAGTCTGGAAGCACAGAAGTCCGCTGACAGGATGGCAGAGCTGAAGCTGAAACCGTCTTCTTCCGGCACTTGGAGCATTGCGGAAGATGCCAACGGCAACCCCGTGATTTTCAACAACAAGACCGCGCAGGTACAAGACTCGCCAGCCAACCGTTCAGGTGCGTATGCCAGGGGTGCGGGTAAGGGAGACAAAGCTATCACCTACGCGGAGAACTACTCTAAAGAAACCCCCACCGGACCCGGAGATGAGGCCCTGATGGAGCAGTATTTCGATCTAGCTCGCCCTAGTTCTGGCTTCCGCATGTCCCAGCCTCAGATCGACATGCTGATGAAGGCCCGTTCGTGGGTGGACAGCGCCGAAGGGAAAGCATATCACGTAGCGCACGGTACTTATTTTGCTCCGGACCAACGAACCCAGATCATCCAGACCATGCGTGATCTAGGCAAAGCCTCGAAAGAAGGCACACCGAAGCCCGGTCCCCGTGTAAGTGGTGGACATCCCACGCATGGGGGCATATCTGTGGCCGACTGGTTAGCCAGTCAGAAGAAGTAGAATGGCAAACACCCCGCAAACTGGTGCAGGCGACCCACAGTTCTTCCAACTGACTCCAGGTCAGCAGCACGACTATCTGACTGCGACTGATCAAGACTACGCTGGCCTGAAGCCTGAGCAACAGAAGGCTTATCTGAGCCACGTCACCCAAGGGGCCAGTGCTCGACCGCCAGCGGCTGGCGCTCCGAGCGCTGGAGGTATGGCAGTCCAAACTAAAGGACAGATGATCCAGGGAGCTGCCGGAGAGACTGGAAGAGAAATGGCTTCGGTGGGCCGAGCAATGAATCCGTTCCACGGAACACTTTCCGCCGCAGACGAAAAGACTCGTAAAGAAGTCGATCAGACTGCAATGGACGCTGGCAAGTCGTATACCGAAGGGGAACTAGGAGGAGCGGTTATCGGGGCGGCGGCGGAAACGCCAATGGGGCAGCGCGTCATCAAGGCGGCGCAAGACATTCCTTGGGGAAGAGTCCTCAAGACCGCTGGCAAGGCCGCAGCGGATGTAGATCTAATGAAGCCGTTTAAAGCATTCTCCAAAATTGGAGACATCTGGGACGCGACTTCTGCCGAAGCTGAATCGATGGCCGCCTCCCGAGCTGCGGCTAAGAAAGGTCTAGCTAGTGTAATTCCTACTTCGGGGCCTCGCGCTATGGGAGCTGGAGCGGCGGGAGAAACAACCCCAAGCATCATGTCCGCAGGCAAAGCCCCTGGTGGTTCCCCGTTGGTCCCAGAGCCATTAGGTACAGCCCCAACCAGAGAGACAGCGTTCTCGCTTCCTAAGAAAGACCTCATGGGGCAAGTCAAGACAGGTACGGCCAGCCCACTGTCCTTTGATGTAGCAAAAGAACGAGGCATAGTGAAGCCGGGAACTATCGTTGTTCCGAAAGAGGCCGAGATAGCAACCGAAGGGCCACGATCTAGAGAAACAATAGGAGCTGACCGTCGCGTAAACTCCGAGCCCTACACTGGCGAAGACCGCCGCGACATGAAGCTTATGGGAGCTGCGGATCTGGACTCAACAGCGTCAGCGCCGGGGACTCACGACCTGGGGCCATTTACCGCTAAAGACAAAGCTACTATCATGCGCGATGAGTCTATGCCTAAACAGAAAGTGGAAGGCGAAGCAAGAGATTCCTTCCACCGGGTAGTGGGCAGAAACGTTACGGTAGACACCCCAGAGCTAGACAAGCTGCTGGAGCAGGTGGGGGCGGACGTGAAAGGAAAAG